ATAATCGATAACGTTCTTAAAAACCCTAAATTCTACGCGTGCATAAGTTCTCATAACAGAAAAACCTTCTCTATTAAATAATGAAGTCTAAGGCTTTCATTTTAAGACAGATTGGTGAACTGCTCGAGAAGAACAGGGGTATGTGTGAACAGGAAGTAAATGAATGGATGGCTCAGAATGAAGAAAGGACGGTCTACGAATTATTGACCTTTAAGAAAGAACTTTCACAGACGAAGGAATATCCGGACGTTTCTTGTATGAAATGGTTTAGAGATGATGAACGATAAAAAGATATGTTTAAAAAGTGGTACGCCAATAATGCGACCAATCTATCACATGTGCTCATGGACGGAGGAAAGCTCTCTGTGCCATTTGATAGGTTGAACGAATTTTATGATGTCTACATAGACGCTGTTACATCGGGAAAGAAGATTTACGTCGTGGAACAGAAGAGTGAGACGTATAACTTTTTCGTCGATATCGATTATAAAGACCCACAACCTTTGGGAATCGATGACATTCAGGACATTTCTAAGGTTATCTGTGAGACGGTAAAGTTTCACGGTGGTAAAGAGTGCCTCATTTCGGTGGCGAAGCCTAAGCAGTGTGGGTCACTCGTGAAGACTGGTGTACACCTGAATTGGCCAGGATTCGTCGTCGATCAGGCGTCCGCCATCGCTCTTCGGGAATATATTCTCGTATCACTCGCCAAATTTAACCGAAACGTCGAATGGAATGATATCATAGACGCATCTGTCTACGGAAGCGTCGTGCGTCGGTCGAAAGGGAGTGGATTCAGGATGCCGTGGTCGTACAAGCGAGCGAAACACGAGGCGTGTGGTGCACGAGGGTGTAAAGACTGTGAGAACGGTCAGGTGGACCAACTTCCGTACCTCCCTTTGTTCATATACACGGATGAAGCGAAACGTATAGACCAAAAACCGAGTGTAGAGATTCTTAAGATGGCCGCCGTCAGGACGGATCAGCCGAAGAATGTCACCGTCGACGTTCCATCTGTCAAGATAAAAGAGGTTTCCTTTTCACCGGAGGAGACGAGAAATGAAATTTACGACGAAGAATTGAGAAGTATGATCGAGGACTTTGTTCGAAAGAATATGGAAGGTCAAAGTGATGCTTACATCACGAAACTTTTCAAAAATAAGGAAACCTATTACGCGGCGACAAATTCTAGATATTGTGAAAATGTCAAAAGAAAACATGGGTCCAATCACGTGTGGTTCATCATAAGTGGAAGAGAGATTCTTCAGAAGTGTTTCAGTCGACACGAAACGATCGCAGGTCGCTGTGACGGGTTTTGCGAACACTTCTGTGGTCGAAGACATAAACTCACGACTGGTATCGTGGACAAATTGTACCCCGAGAAGGAGGACCTTAAGAAGTGTCCGGAAATCAAAAAATACGTCGAGCAACCCCAGGTTGACGCGAAACCCGATCTCGAATCTTTCATCAATACACACATGAAGACGGACGGTGATCTACAGGTCGTAAAGCTCACCAAGATGAAGGGGTACAGTCTCGCGATGACGACTTCGAGCTTTTGTGAAAACATCTCAGGAGAACACGAAGGTAAATTGATGTCGTACATCATAAAAAAGAATGAAATCACCCAAAAGTGTCCTATTTGTAAAAGGAGCAAGGCGAGAACGCACAAATTACCGTCTAAAATTACAGAAAAAGTGCATGTTAAAAGTACTTAAACAATTCGGGACTTAAAGTATAAATGACTGTTACACGTTTTGGTCGATCTGTCAAGAAACCTGTTCTTTATGTACCCGCGGAGGAGGTACTTGTCGATGATTATGCTTCAGATGAGCACGATTCTGTGATTGATTCTGATATCGACACCGAGGATGAAGAGGGTTTCAGTTCAGAGGAGGACTACGATGATGATGCGGATGAGAATGGTAATCTCAAGGATTTCGTGGTAGACGATGAGAGTGAAAGTGAGGAAGAAGACGCTTAAAAAAAACAAAAACTATATTAGAAAATGGAAACGGACATAGGCAATCCCATTGAGTATAATCCTACGATAGACCCTTTAAATCAGGAGAAGGAAGAAGAGGAAGAGAAGCATGAACAACCCTATTACTTTCATCCGAGTGAGATGAATTACGCCCCACCTCCACCACCTCCCCAGAATGAGAAATTCGATCTATTCACGCAGATTGATAAATCTACGTGGATAATCGCGTTTGCTGTTTTCTTACTTGGATTTTTTATGGGAAAGACAATGCAGCCCGTCATACTCAGGTATACGTGAGTTCGCGAATACGCCTCGATAACTTGGTATCAGCATCTTCGTAACTCTGGGATTCAGCGGGCTTTTGGGGAAACCCACTTAACCAGTGTTCCTCGGGTACATTCGAATACGCGACGAACGTGCCTATATCACCGTATATGGGTTTAATTTTTCCACTCGCATCCCTCTTTATCAGTTGGGATGGATAACCAGGGTGTATGAACGCATCACCCGTGTCTTCAGCAAAACCGGCAGTTGTCGATGGTTCGGAAACTGTTTTGTTTTTTAAATCGTACGTTGGTTTAAAAAACAAAATAAAGAAAGCCCCGACGAAAAGGATCGTGAGGATAATCCTGAGCATTTTGTTTTATTGTATGTGAATATTATTTACGCAGAAGAAACCTCGGGTTCTCCCTCCTCCTTAATCTCCTCCATCTTTCCGTCAGTCGACTCGGCCGCCTCCTCGCGCTTCCTCTGGCGCTCCTTCATCTCCTCGTTAACAATATCGTCAGCCTCCTTGACGAGCTCCTCCATGGGAGTGTCGGGCTTCTCCTTCTTGAGTCGCTCCAAAACCTCTGCGGGGTGAGAGATGGGCGCCTCATCGGGCTTGGTGTAAAACTTAGAGTTCTCATCACCGGGAACGTATCCACCAGCCTTGGTTTCCATCATGGCCGCCTTACGCTCTTGGAACATACGAGTAGCCTGTGCCTGGTTCTCCCTGTATCCGGACATGATTTCCTCGAGCTTCTCGTTGGTGTAGTGTACGTCCTCAATCTTCGCGGGGTCGGGAGGAATGAGAAGCCACTTGTACATGTCTACGACATAGATGTCGAAGGTGGGATCCTCCTTCTGAAGACGCTTCGCGTGGTTCGCAGCCTCGTCACGGTTCGCGAAGGCACCGCGAATCTTGATACCAAACTTATCATTCTTCTGCGGCGCCTCGGGGCCTACGATAGAGAGGCACGCGTAGATCTGTCCGGGGACGGTGGTATAATCCTGCTCGAGAGACATTATGATTTTATGTAAGCTTAAAACTTTAAGCCATTACTTACGTATCAAATGCACGAATATTGGGACAAACAACCCGTTCCTCGTGAAGGTACAGAACCCGGTGAAATAGACGAGTCTCGTGACATCGCAAAAAAGACGACAAAACTTCCGGAGGGTCTTGTGTGGTCTTCGTGTACCCTGAAGGAAGCGTGTACATTTTTGAGAGAGTACTACGTAGTAAACAGTCAGTTTAAACTAGCGTACACCGTCGAAGGTCTTAAATGGTCCATAGACGATAGTATAGCTATTCGAAAGGTGGATACGAAAGAGATGGTCGGTTACATAGCCAGTACCCCTTTAGACGTGAACGTCGAAGGGAAAGAACTCAAGATGACCCAGATTGACTACTTATGCGTACATCCCTCGTATCGATCGTCGAGACTCGCTCCACTTCTCATCACTGAAATTAAGCGTCGGGCGAACAAAAAAGGTATCTGGCAAGCTATCTATACGGCCGTGACCAAGATTCCCACACCCATCACGAAATCGTGTTATTGGCACAGGTTCTTGGACGTGAAACATCTCATAAAGACGGGATTTCACCAAACAAATAGAGTCCGTGAGAAGTTTTACGAGATTCGAGGTCCGTGTAAACATGCGTGGAGAAAGATGACTGTGGAGGACATACCCAAAGTGACTTCGATACTCAAGGATCACGTGAAAGATGCCAAGATTGCTCCCGTCATCACAGAAGAGTACGTGAAACGTGTCGTCCTACCCATTCATTCGTACGTGAACGACGCCAACGACGATTTTATGTCCTTCTATGATATTCCGTATGAACGTCGTGACGGGTCGGGGACCGTGAACCAGGTGTATAGGTTTTTCATGGTCGGTGACGTGTACAACGACGCTTTCCTCATCGCCCGAAATCTTGGATTTCACGTCTTCAACAGTGCCGAAGCGGGTGTGTGTATCGAGACACTCGAAAAGGAAAAATTTATAAAAGGGTCGGGTTCGGTGTACTACTATATGTGGAATTGGCATCTAAGTGAACCACTCGAACTCGAAAAACTTAAGCTTATCATTCCCTAACATGAGGACCGGTGGTACGGGAGGTGCGAACACGAATGCAAGCGGAAAACCTTTTGAGGACTGTTTTAGACCTATCGGAACGCATGACATCGGTGGTACACGATTCACATATATTCAGCAAGACGAATTCGTCAAGTTTATGAGAGACCTCAAAGATCCGTATTGGGAACACAAAAAGAAGCCTGACGGCGCTCTCATCAGTGACGACAAAAAGACACTCTTTATCATCGAGTGCAAGCATCAGATTGTCGCGGGTTCTGTCGACGAGAAGCTTCGCGCTGGACCATGCCTACTTGAGGAATACAAAAAACTATATCCCAGTATTGAAAATGTTCACATGTTGTTTATTGTAAACCACTGGTGGTTTGGTCACCAAAAGAAGTATGAAATTCCTATCGCGTTTAACGAAAAATTCGGGATTCCGGTATTTTTCGCGAAACAGGTAGGTTCGACGTGGAGAGTACACATTCAGAGATGTAACAATACGTGGACATTTTATCCAGCCTTTTATGATGTGGACCAAGATGCTATTTTTGATTGGATGAAGAGACAAGTACTTCAGTCGTCGTAGATTCTGGATTTTTACTGTTTATAGCTCTACGTGCTTTTACGTCTTTTATGTTGTAATCTGAAAATGTATTCGTAACCATTTCTACCTTAGCATTACTCATCACAAAATCAGCCCCGCACGTCTTAGTTAAATTGAATAAATCTTCATGGTCTTTGATTCCGAATCCATCCTTTGTATATCCCACAAAAGATGTTTTTGTTTCCGGTGCATAGGGCGGGTCCACATACACAAAATCACCCTTTTCTACTTCCTTAAATGCTTCACGAAAATCACAATGTCTAAAGTGTACATCCTTGATAAGGTCGCTCACTCTTAAAAGTTCCTCTTTAGTAATAATCGTGGGTGTAGATTTATAGTGCCCATATGGTACATTAAATCCATTAGGTCCTTCTCGATACACACCCCTAAAACACGTTTTATTCAAAAATAGAAACATAGCTGAACGCTCAGCTGTTTCTTCCTTATTTGAATTAAACTTCTTTCTCATCCAGTAATAATAATTTTCTTTCGCCTGTTTGGCTTCTTTTAGTGTTTTGGGTTCACGGTTAATGACGGTACCTGAACACTTATCATACTCGTTCATCATTTTTTGTAAGTATTTATGAACCGCATCTGGTTGTCTTTGGATATTCTGATACAGGGCTATCAGGGACCCGTTAAGGTCGTATGCACATACCTTACCATTCACGAGACCTTTGGACAAGACCGATAGAAGAACGCTTCCACCACCCACGAATACTTCGTGATAATTGTCAATTTTTGTAGGAAAAGAACCTAAGACATCTTCAATAATTTGAGTTTTTCCACCGACCCATTTAATAAATGGTTTCATATTCTATTTTCAAATTAAAGTTTTAAGCTGTTATACATACATGGAAGAGATTCGCCGAAACCACAACGAAGCGAAGAGACAGTTGATACAATCTGCCGCCAAGAATGGTCAACACATTCTCGACGTGGGGTGTGGGTTCGGTGGGGATCTTCAAAAGTGGGCGAAATGTGGGGTAAACATTAACATGTGTGACCCCGAACCATCAGCCCTCGAAGAAGCCCGTTCCCGCGCGAAAAACATGCACATGCGCGTGAATTTTTATGAGGGTGATATTCGTGATTGTCCAAACAGAAAATTCGATATCGTGTGTTTTAATTTTTCGTTACACTATATATTTGCATCGAGGGATCTGTTCTTCACTTCGATACACGAAATCAGGAAGCGTATGAAACCGGGTGGACTTCTCATAGGTATCATCCCGGATTCTGAAAAGATTATTTTCAAAACACCGTACCTAGATGATTCCGGAAATTTTTTCAAACTCAAGGATCACGGGAATGGTGGGTTTGGTGAAAAACTTTTTGTGCACTTGACGGACACACCGTACTACGCGGAAGGACCGAAGGCGGAACCAGTCGCGTACAAAGACCTTTTAGTGACACACTTGGAAGAGTTGGGGTTTAGTCTAGAATTGTGGGAGGGTCTCAAAGGAAATCCAATCTCGGAACTGTATAGCAAATTTATCTTTGTATATAAGAGATGAAGATACTGATTCTTTTATTAATCGTCGCATTGGTACTCGTGTACACCAGGGAACCGAGTGAACTCGTAGAGGTGAAGGAAAAGTATACGGTTCTCAGGAACCACCTTCGGGGCACGGATAACCAGAAGTATCACATGCTACACAGGTGTATTCCCATCACCGGTATGAAACGAATGAATGGATCGGTGGGGTCCAACACAAATAAAGGGGGAGAAATTGTCGTGTGCCTCGACGGGAAGCCAAATGAGATTTTTCATGTGCTCATACACGAGTTGGCCCATTGTACCGTGGGTGAATACGAACACTCCCCACAGTTTTGGGAAAATTACCTCGAACTTCGAAACATGTGTATCGAGTTGGGTATCTACGAACAGATTCCACAAAAGACGGAGTTCTGTGGTCAGCACATTCAGGATAAATAATCTCAGTCTAGTTTA